ATAATACCACCACTAATTATTTCCATTATTTGTGAAGGCATTACATATAGTTCCTTGTATTTTCCAACATTAATACCAGTTTCTGGCGCTATTCCATAGATATACCTATTCCCAGTTAGTTTACCAAATGCTATTAGTTCTGTTAACCAACTACTATATGATTGCGATGGATTTGGTCTATTTAATAATTCGTGCAATTCTGTATCTTCAACTTCTGATAATGCACGTTTACGCAATACATTAGATTTTTGAATTACACCAGAATCATACACACCACTTGTTAATGACTTGTATCTTTTATAGTCATTAGCATTGTCTATTTCATAAATTTGCAATGGTATCGTAGTTGCAGCTTTTGTAATAATATTAATTAACGCATAGATAGTTGCGTTTTTTCTATATCCTTCATTAATATATGATTCGTCATTTTCGTCATTCCAAATAACACTTTCGCCTAGCCAATTATAAATAGCTTTATTGTAATCTAGTGATGTACTTTGTGCGCTTTTAGATAATAAGGATTTAAGTCGGTCAAGGATTGATGCCATAGTATTATGCCTATAATAAATTTTTTGTAAAAATACAAAATTTTAAAGTAATTAAACGACAAAGAAATTTTTTAATAAATTTCGCTCTATTGCATAACTTGTTACATCAATATGTTCATCGTGCTTTGCATTAGGAAACGTACCAACTTGTTGTAAATATGCATCATTCCAATGGTCTTTAACTAGATAAACACGACCACCTTCAATGAATGGTGATGATGCTCTAGCACGTTCTATTTTAGAATATCTAACGAAATCTGTTTTTATCTCACTAACGTTATAATTAGTTTCACGTCTTAATAATTGAACTAATGATTTGCCACTTGCTTTTGGTTCTACTAATATTAAATTAATATCAACACCACAACCTTTGATGAAATTAGTAATAAATGTTTTTAATTCTGGCATTTCTAAATACTTGTCAATGCTTTTAAGCACATATAGATTGTCGTTTGCTCTACCACTAATTTGTATTCCAGTTGGGTCATTCTTGGTGTCTTTAGTGTATGCACCATCAACATACATTTCCCATTGTACATCGCCAGGCAATTCAGCCTTATTAATAATATTAAACCAATCTTTACGCCATTCACCACCTTCTTCTGGCGCTGGTTCTTGCATATATTGACCACTAAATGTATATCTATCAGCTTGTCTTATATTCTCTAACTCTTTAAATGAATGTTTAGTAGCCCATAATGGTTTATTCTCTTTGTTTATTGCAGCCAACTTTAAATGATGCCATTTCTCACCACTATTACCATCTAATAAAAACCCACTTAAATCTTCTTCATGTAATCGTTGCATTATAACTATAATAGGCACATCCCTATCATTAACCCTTGAACGAATAGTAGTATTATATCTATTATTAATAAACTTTCTTCTAACATCACTAACAGCATCATCAGGCTTTAACGGGTCATCAATAATTATAGCGCCACCATTACCAGCACCAAATCCAGTTATAGCACCACCACTAGCTGTGGCATACACACCACCACCTTCAATAGTGTACCATTTCTTTTGACTTTGACTATCTTTTTTTAATTGTAATTGCCATAATCTTTGGTATGCATCACTTTGAATATATTCCCTTGTTAAAGAACTATTATCAAGGGCTAATGCATCACTATAAGATAAATGAATAAACCTAGCTTTAGGATTGTTTGCTAATGTCCATGATATGTACATTTTAACAGCTAATTCTGTCTTGCCATATCTAGGAGGTATATTAATAATTAAGCGCTTTATTTCGCCTTTATTTACTTTCTCTAATATATTAGCTAATTTTTTATGGAATTGTGCAACCTCAAATTTAACACCAGAACTTTCTTTAAATATATACCTAGTGAAAAATAAAAGAGAGTTTTCGCATTTCTCTTTAATTATGCCATTAATACTCGTCATTTAGTATTTCGTCAATTTTCTTTTGGGCTTCAGGCGATAATTTACTAGTGCTTATATCAGCTTCAACTTGTATGTTTTGACGTTCAATATAACCCCTTTTGCGCCCTCTTGTTTTTAATAGAAATATAGTTGCTGTTGTATTGCCTTCTTGGATTTGTTGATGCAAATTAGTTTCAGCAAAATCTAACATTAGGTTTTCCAAGTCATCAACCTTTTGTTTGTATTCACTATCTTTTTTTAACCATTCATAATGTGTTGAACGATTAATACCAACCATAGTAGCAGCAGTAGATACAACCCCCATTGTTTTTTCAAGGGCTTGAATCATTGCTTTTTTAAGTGTTGGATTTTGTCGCTTCCTTCCCATATATTAACTATATTTTTGGTAAAGATACAAATATAATTCCCAAATTTTTAGATGCAATTCGTCCTTCTTATATATTTTTGGTGATACTTTGCGTTTATTTTTATTGACTATTTCAATTTTTGCACCACGTTTTGTAGGCAATGCGCTAACTAAAATATCATTATTAATACACCATTGAATTGCCTTGTAATGTTCTCTAGTCATAATACAAATATAAAAAAACCCCCACATTTTTGTAGGGGTTTTAAAATTAAGTTAGTGTAACTTTTAGCGTTTCCTATTTCTTAATTTGTTTTTTAGTATTCGTATGCTTGATAATAAGCATCTTTTAACATTTGCTTTTCTGTATAAATGTCATTAGAACCACAATACCAGCTTCTAAATTTTACAGTTTCTTCATTTAAACAATTATTTTTAACTCTAATCATATCAGTACCAAAACAAGTTTTAACCCATAAAGTTTTAGGTGTTCTTTTAGTTATTGTTAAATCTATAGTACCAACTCCGCTAACTCCTCTGTAAACTTTTCCGATTTCAAATTTAGTTTTCATAATTTTTTGTTTTATTGTTATTGTTATATCAAATATACAACACTTTATTAAAATAAAAAAATATTTTCACTTTTTTTTAAAGTTTTTTTTCAGTTTAACCTGTTGGGGAGGTATTTTAAAATGGTATATTTGTGTCTTTTATTACCTCTAATTTCTTGTTTTCTGCGTTTAGTGGCTTATAAACGCCCCCATTATAGAAGTCAGGGGCTACATCAAAATCGCCTAATTGACCATTTTCTTTACGTTTTACCTTTTCTATGTATATTTTTATAGCATCACTTTTATATTTAGATTTTTGCCCTATGCATCTATATATAATTAATCCATTATATGCTTTATTAAAAAAATCAGCACTACCAGAAATATCATACAATGTTGGTTTTTTGTATGTACCCTCGATTGATTCTATTTTTCTAGGATGCGCCACTAAAAAAAGATGGGTTTTTGTTTGTTGACAAAATTGTGTTATTTGTGATAATATTCTACCTACATATGAATAGTCACGTTGGGCAGAATGGTCTAACATATTATAAGGGTCAATAACACATATGTTTATACCTTTTTGAAATACAAGTTCCCTAAATGCTTTTAAAATGCCTTTTAGGGTTAGATTTTCCAAATCAATTTTAATCCAATTAAAATGTTCTTGTATAAAATCTTTAGTATTATTCAAATCTTCATTGGTGCAATTCTTTTCATTCAATTTATTTGCTATTCTTTTAATGTGTCCTTCATAGGGAAATGATTCAGGCGAAAACATCGCACACCTAAAACCATATTTGGTTGCCATATTACAACATATTTGGTCAACAATATCGCTTTTACCACTATTGGGTATGCCTGTGACTACACTCCATTCACCCATTGCTAATTTGAAGAAATTATCTGAATTGCCTAATCCAATAGAATAGTTTTTAATACCCTTTTCATTATAGTTTAAAACATTGTTCCATATGTTGTCTAAATTCAAAACACCTTCTAATGGAAAGTTTTTAGCACTTTTTATTAATTCTCTTAACACATCTTTACCACTTTGAACCAAAGTTTCATTTGCATCTTTAAATTCGCCAAAATCAACA